GGGTCGGCATCGAAACCCTGTTCAGCGCAAGCCGCCTTAAGGCGCTCCGCAACACGAAACCACTCCACAGGCTCAGCTGTCTCAATCAGGGGCCAGTATACGTGCACGCCGCGACCTGAGCTAACCAGAGTTGGGCGAGGCAGACCTAGCGTTGTGCAGAACTTTTTGAGAGCGTCGATTGCTTTCATCTGGCTCGGAAATTCTTTGTTGGGGCCGCAGTCTAGGTCAAGGTAAAGCGAACGCATTTGCTTCACGTTCTGCTGTTTACGAGACTCAGCTGTGCCGAAAGTGGCGAGGGCGTAGTAAACATCAAACCCGTCGTCGTCAAAATGCTCAGACGCTATGACGACCTCTTGAATTGTCTTGTAGAACTTCTGCACCCGACGTTCACCACGCACTGCGAATATGCAGTAGTAACCTTCGTCGCCGATTACCGTATCTAAAAATTGTTGTGTTTTCATTGTGTCCGCCCGACGGTATTGAGTGTTTAGCAGGGGCGCAGCCAATGCAGCTGCGCCCCGCCATGTTAGCTAAAGGTGGGGGTTAATCCCAGCCGTCAACCAGATCGTCAATATCTTCGTCATTGACCTCGGGCTTTTCTGCCTTCTTTGTGGTCACCTTTGGCTCTTCGTCAGCCGTCTCGCTGAAAGACAAACCCTCTTCCTTGGGCTCAGCTTTTGGTTCAGCCTTTGCCTCAGCCTTTGCCTCAGCCTTTGCCTCAGCCTTTGCCTCAGCCTTTGCCTCAGCCTTTGCCTCAGCCTTGGGCTTGTCAGCAGAGCCACCGTCCGTTTTGGACACTGTCATAGTGATCGCCTTTTGAGCCTCATCGCTATCGCGATTTACAAGAGCTTGCTTCAACTCTTCCTCAGTCAGCGGGCGTGCTGGCTTGAAATAGAGCTTCGGCGTATCGCTGTTCTCGTCGAAATACATCTCTGTGATAACAGCCATGGAGGGTGTCTTGTGTGCCTTGAGGTATTTGGCGTAGGCCTGCATACCCATACGACCGTCCTTTGCCTCACCGAACAGTGACGTTGCTGGAAGCTGGATTTGATACACCTCATCATTCGCACCCTCGAGAGTGATAGCAAGACGTTGGGAGAAGCGGCATGCTCGGCTGTCACCTGCACCTGAACCTTTGATGTTCATCGGGCAGTCCATGCAGCGCGCGGCTTGGCGACCTTCTTCGGGGACATCTGGCGAAGGAACCTTGGTATCTGCTGACCAACATGTGGGCGGAGCAGGGTTGTCGGGGTTATACTCGCCCTCAAAGTATGTGCGAGCAATATTTGCAGCGTTGACGATGTTGATCTTGAGTGAGCCCGAGCTGTTAACATTGACCTGCTCACCGGCGACGATCTGACGGAAGCGACCACCACGGATACTGATGCGTGGGACGCCTGCGCCACCGCCATTACCTGCAAGTTTGTCGTCTGTCTCAAGAAGCGTTTTGAAAAGATCGCTGCTCACAAGTGAGTTGCCTTCAAAGAGTGTCATATCTGACATAGTTATTCTCCGTCTAGGTTGCGGCTATAAATGGCCGTTGTTGATGGTGTTGGCTCGGATGTATCGAAGTCCATCTCGAGTTGGGTATCTGAGTCCACGTTGCCAATGGGCGCAGGTGTTTCACAAGTCTCGTCTTCCTCTGAGGATCTCAACGCAGCCTCCACTTCGGAAAGCTTGAAGCGGTAGGTATCCCCTGCCTTAAGGTAGGTGTTGCGGGGTATGATCCCTTTCCTAACCCATGCACGGATTGTTGAGACTGAGACTACAAAGTGGCGAGCCACATCTGCGATTTGCACGTATGGTTGATCAGTCATTATTTCCTCACTGACACGACGTACTCAGAGTCTACGTTGAGGCCCGGCGGTAGAACGTCAGGGTTCTCTTCGAGGAACTGCTTGAGCACAGTTTGGTTGAGGCGCTTCTCGAAAAACTCAGGGACTTCGTTTTGCAATACGAATTGGTGCATCGCTTCCCAGTCGCTTGTCCAGTAACGCTGTTTAACGGACCGATAGAACAGCCCTTCTGATGTGCGAACACTATCGACGTTGTTGTCTTTGCAGTGCTGCAACAGTTGAAACTTAATGGCGTCCATTTTCTCGGTGACGGCTTTGTCCGCTTCTTTGAACTCTGCCCCCAACACGCGCTTCTCGTCTCGAAGCTCGATGTATTCCTTGGTCAACTGGTCTACCTTAACAGTCATATTTCTTCTCCGCGTTTTGTTGTTATTCATACTTTATAGTATCAGAACGTAACTTAGTCAAGCAGTTCCTTGTAGAGGTCAATTATTTTTGAGTGAACGTCAATTCTGTTATCCAACAGTTTGTAAACGTGACGCTCCACATGGGAACCTGCGAGCTGAACAACGGTGCATTTGTGCGTCTGCCCCTTGCGGTGAACACGGGCGTTGGCCTGCGCATATGTCTCAAGTGAAGATGTGGGCCCCCACCATACAACAGTGTTGGCAGCGGTCAATGTAACGCCGTGGGCTGCCGACTGTGGTTGGATAACCAGAACTCTGGGGTCGGGGTCGTCTTGGAAACGACGGAAAATCTCGGTTCGGTCATGTGCCTTCACGTCGCCCGAGATAACCTCAGCCGTGATCCCATCCTTGTGGAGCCGTTCGGTGACCATGCGGATGGCGTGCTTGAACGGAACAAAGATAAGAACCTTCTGGCTGCTCTCGTCGATGACCTCTTTCAAAACCTTGTATCTGTTGGAGATGTCGAACTCCACAGTCTCACCTTCGTCGCTATAGACCGCCCCCGACGATATCTGCAGGAGCTTGTTCATAACGATAGCCGCGTTCACGGCGGTGATGTCCTCACCTGCAACCTCCATTACCATACGGTTCTTGAGCATCTTGTAGTATTTGCTCTGCGTGGGGTTAAGCTCCACGTTACGTCGGGTGTATGTCATGGGAGGTAGATCGAGACATTGCTCCTTTGTGAACCTGATTGCAGGCTGGAGCGCATCATACACAACCTCGGTTGCGCTCTCCTTCGGTGCCCATTTGAACTGGGTTACTTTATACATCACACGATCCCTGAAACTACCAAAGTAGCGGGGCACATTGTTGGGGTTAACCAGCTTGGCCAAGCCGAATGCGTCTAGGGGGGACTGTGCAGCTGGTGTCCCTGTCATCATCCACAACCACGTATCTTCTCCCAACAACTTGTTCAGGGTCTTCCAGCGCTTGCTCTGCGCGTTCTTGTAGTGTGTCGCCTCGTCGATGATGATCAGATCGAACCCACCGTCCCGAATGGTATCCAGAACAACCTCGACACCGTCGTAGTTGATGACCACAAACTCTGCCCCTGCCTCGATGATCTTCTTGCGTTTTGGTTTGGCCCCATAAGCCACGTCAACCGTTCGGTGCATAGCAAAGGTGAACAGGTCGTCACGCCATGCCGAGTCCATGATGGAGAGGGGGCATATAACCAACACGCGGTTGATCACACCCTGAGACAACAGGTAGTCCGCTGCCCAGATGGCCGATGCGGTTTTCCCGGTCCCTTGCTCGTTAAAGCAGAACGCTCGCTTGTTCATTGTCAGGAAGGCCGCAGTGGCCTCTTGGTGCTTCATCGGAGCGTATTTGCCCGTCCAAGTGTAGCGACCTGTGATCGGGGAAGGCACGTCGATGTTCAAGCTCCGCAAAGTATGTGACTCAGAGATGCCCCAGTGCACCGCCACCTGTCCTTCTCCAAGGTGTTTGCTCTTTGGTATCGTCGATGTGATCTGAGCAGGGTGCTCAACAGACACCACAACAGCCTTGTTTTTTACAATTTTCATTCTGTTCTCCGCGTAGGTGTGGACCTACTTTTTCTTTTTATAGTTACGTGCACGGTTCTTCGAGGAACTCTCTATGCGCACACCGTCTTTGTTTGAGCCGCCCTTGGACAGGGCTTTGTTGTGGCTCACGTCCTTCCCCTCGCGCTTGTCAGCCTTGCCGTTGCCGTTGGCGTCTTTGCCTGTCTTGTCCATCGCCCTCCGTGCTCGTTGGCGCTCCATACGGCGCTCGTGTTCACCTTCTCGGGCTTTCTGCTGTTGGTATTCTTTCTTGTAGGGGCGAGGTTTGTTCACATATGGCATATCAGTTCCTTCCGTTGTGGGGGCACTCTAGCACTTGGCAGTATTGCCGACACAGACCAGAGGGGCGCGCGTTCCAAACATCTGCCTCAAACGCCTTTTCCATCTTACCATATTCGGCCAACCACTTGGTCCACAATTTTGCCTTGTCGTCTACGCTATAGGTCGCCTTTATGAAGTCCTTTGCGATGACAAACAGGAGGCCCGCGTTGATCGTCTTGACCTGTGGATAATGAGCAAAGATTGTCAGAGCCATGAGCTCAAGCTGCCCCTTGTCGGCATACTTGGAGTTCTTTCCAGTCTTGTAATCAACGATCCAAGCGACCCCATCGTCCTCGTCAATGATCACAAGGTCAACGATTCCGCGGAACCATACATTGCTGTCAAAGAATCCACACGGCTCCAAATCCGCAGTCAACCCAAGCTTCTGTTCGGGTATCTTTTTACCCTTCTTGTTGTTCAAGCTTTTGAGGGTCGGCTCAATGAAAGCAAATCGCGGGTCGATGGGAGTGCCATCGCCTATATAATCCTCGCAGGCTTTGTGAAACTCTGTGCCGTAGCGCATCGCCTCGGTTTCCACGTAAGGATACTGCTTGAGCACCTTCTCGTGGTAGAATTGTTTCGGGCACTGCTCGAATGCCTTGATCCTGCTGAAGGACCATGTGCCTGCTTTACTCATTTTGAAACCCCCAGCTCTTTGATCATTGCTGTTCCATTTTTTGCAGATTGCGCTCAAGATCGTAACGTTTTCTTTGGAGCTTTTTCAGCTCCTTCTTTTCTTCATCGTACATCGACCCACTCCCATTTCCCTTCATCATTTTCCACAATCTCCCCGAGCTCAACGAGGTTTTTCCAAGCCTTGCTGTTCTTGCGAGGTATCTTTTCTACAAAGGGCCGTTCCTTTGCACCCAAGTCCATGAGAAGGGACTCACATTCGCGTATATACCATCCATAGTCAACATCGCTAGGGAACTCGTCTGGTATATCCATCAAAGGTTTGGCACCTTTTGACTTCGGAACTGAGTTTCCATTCTTGAGATAGGTGATGTTGGTTGAGGTTTCCGTGGAGTAATACCAGCGAATAGCCTTGCCCAGTGGAACCTCATCCTTGACTGCACCGCCCGTCACTGTGCGCAGCGATAGAAACATGGAAATGTCTGTGCACCCCTTGATTGTTACGTCAAACGGCAC